CTGGAGTAAATCCAGGCACTTTGCACATCAGCAACATTGACAACACCGACACAATCTTTGTTGGCGGTGCGACGGTCGTGGTGAACGCTGGTCATGCGTTACCGAAAAGCGCATCCGAAGACTTCGTCATGTATGCAACTCAACAGATGTTCGCAGTATCAACCAAATCAGGTCACGCAGTCGCCTTCCTGCTAGTCACTCCGTAATGCCTTACTTCATCACCGATAAATCACCAGATTGTTCTGGGTGGGCAACCATCAAAGAAGACGGCGAAGTTATCGGATGTCACTCGACGAAACAAGATGCAATCGATCAGATGGTTGCGGTGTCTGTTGCCGAGGACATGGAACCTGGTGGTGAACGCGCACCGGCACCACCGAAGGATCAGATCACAGGCAGCGACAAGAACCCTGCTGGTTCGGCTGCAGGTAAACAAGGCGGGATTGAAATCAATGAAACAACTGAGACGGCGTTGCGAAACAAAGTCACGGATCACAACGAGAAGATGGATGCAGATGATCGGCCTGTCTGGACTCGTGTGACGCTCGGTGTGTTGAAGTCTGTGTATCGTCGCGGTTCTGGTGCGTACTCGACATCGCATCGTCCTGGTGTTAGTCGAGCGGCTTGGTCGATGGCGCGTGTGAATGCGTTCTTGTATTTGAGTCGTACTGGCCGTCCACAGAATCCGAAGTACATCACCGACAATGATCTGTTGCATGTTGATCATCCGAAACATTCGGCGGCTGACCGTGCGTTGCCAGACAACTATCGTCCAGCACTCTCACCTGATGTTCCTGAAGGTCGTGCTTGCGGGAACTGTCACTTCTACGACGAAGACAATGTGCAAGGCGAAGGCGACAATCTGAAAGCGTATTGTACGAAATGGGATGATTATGTTGACGGCGGATTCTATTGCAACGCATGGCAACTACATGAAGAAGATCGGCAAGTATCTCTTGAGATACCTGTCTACATTCGCACTGCAGCAAGAAAAGGATTGGACTACTACGGTCAAGGTCTCGCGGGTGAAGGGCTGGTCGATCGAACCGTTCGTGAAGCACGAGACATGGCAAGAGGCGACATCAGCGAAGACAAAGTCATCCGCTCGAACGCATGGGCGCAACGACACGCAGTGGACCTAGACGCACCAAAGAACTCGGACGCAGACAACGACGAGTTCCCTGGTGCTGGTGCGGTCGCACATTACCTGTGGGGAATCAACCCGTTGAACCCGCAACCGGCACGAGACTGGTTCGAGCGTAAAGCAAACCAGATCAAAGACGAACGAGGATTGTTCTCGTTCCATCGCGCCAAGACTGAATACTTTGCTAACATTCCAGGCATGGAAGACAACAAGGTCGAGACACGCCGCATCCAGGTCAACGAGTTTGAACTTCGCGCAGGACCAACAGGTGACGGGATGTCATTCACAGGTTACGCAGCGGTATTCAACTCGGACTCTGAACCGTTGCCGTTTATCGAGCGAATCAAAGATGGTGCATTCAAAAAATCTTTGAAGAGTCGTCAGCCAATCAAGATGTACATGAACCACGACTCGTCGATGCTTCTCGCCTCGACACGGTCAAAGACTTTGCGACTCGAAGAAGATTCGCGAGGATTGTTGGTGAACGCCGATCTGCCAGACACAACTGTCGGCCGTGACTTGAGCGTTCTGATGCAACGCGGCGATGTTGACTCGATGTCGTTCGGGTTCTCAGTTCCTGCCGGCGGAGACTCTTGGTCAGATGATGGCATGACCCGCGAACTACGCCAAGTCCGTTTGCATGAGGTGTCGGTCGTGACAGGGTTCCCTGCCTACAAGGCAACCTCGGCAACTGTCCGTTCTCTTGACATGCTCGCCGAACGCACAGGCGTTGACGCAGACAAGCTCGCCGAAGCAATCACGATGCTCGAATCTGGGAACACTTTGTCGGATGAGTCGGCTGAACTGCTGTCGAGTGCGGTCAGTAAACTTCGGGCCGAACCAGCCCAAGTTCCTCATACTGTGAACTTGTTGGCGAAAAAACTTGAACTGTTGAAATCCTTCTAGGTTCTGATATATAGTTCGAGTTGTCGGTAAGCGTTCCGCTACGACTAGAGATTGGTAAGCGTCCCGCTACGATCGGAATACAACTTCTTGCACATCACCAATCAACCACTACTCATGGAGAAATCATGAAACAATTTATTGAACAACAAATGGCACAACGCGCAACAGCGTGGGAAGCCGCAAAGAAGATTCTTGATGTTGCAACCGCTGAGAAGCGTGACTTGACAGCAGAAGAAACACAGTCATACGAGAAGATCAGCAAAGAACTTGAGGATCGTCAAGCAACAATCGAGAAGCTCCGTGCCGATGAGGCCCGTGAACTTCGTTTGGATGCAGCAACACGCGAGATGGCAGACCAGGTTCGTCCTGTCGCTGACGCTCCACGCAGTGTCCGCACCGACGCAGAAGTTATCCGCTCGATGGCAAAAGGCGAACTTCGTTCGTACTCGTTTGAGAAGCGCGATCTCGTAAAGACACAAACTGGCGCACCAGTCCCAACATCGTTCTACGACCAAGTCATCATGCTTGCTCGTCATGTTGGTCCGATGCTCCAGACTTCAACAGTCTTGAACACAGCAGGCGGAGAAAACCTTCAGATCCCATCACTTGCCCAGTACTCAACTGCGGCAATCACTGGCGAAGGTTCATCAATCAGCGAGTCGGATCCAGTATTCAACTCGTTCGTGACTCTTTCGGCCTACAAGTTCTCGTTCCTCGTACAACTCTCAACAGAGTTGATCGAAGACAGCGGTGTCGACATCTTGTCATTCTTGGCAGATCAAGTCGGTAACGAACTTGGATTCCGTGTCAACGCTTCGTTGACAACTGGTACAGGCTCAAGCCAACCAAACGGTATCGTCACGGCTTCAAGCCTTGGTGTCACTGGTGCAACAGCAACCACTGGTCAGTTCACAGCAGACAACTTGATCAGCTTGGTCTACTCGGTAGACACAGCCGGTCGTCGTTTGGCTGGTTCAGGCTTCCAGATGAACTCATCTTCAATCGCGAAGATGCGCTCTCTCAAGGACACAGCAGGCAACTTCGTGTTCTCACCAGCACTCAACGCCGATGCGCAAGACTTGCTCCTCGGATACCCAGTGTTCGAGAACCCAGCAATGGCATCAACAGGAACAGCGAACAAGTCGGTAATCTTCGGACACCTTCCTTCGTACTTCGTTCGTCAAGTTGGCGGCATCAAGTTGGATCGAAGCGATGACTTCGCATTCAACGCCGGTCTCGTCACCTTCCGTGCGACAATGCGTGTTGACGGCAACTTGCCACAAACATCACATGTCAAACACTTCATCGGTGGCGCATCCTGATAATCAGGAAGTAAAACCAAAACAGACATGACAGTCCGCAAGGACTGTGACTAGGATTAAGCCTCGGTAAGGTCGTGCAGGACTTGCCGAGGCTTTACCTATTCCCGCACTATTTTTAGGAGGATCATGTGGCAAACAGTAATCGTCAAAGGCATACCAGTCGAGATGCCAGGAGCGTTGGCGGAACGATTAGTCCGAGCGGGCGCGGCGCACTACTTGGAAGTGTCCGACCAGCCAATCCCGACCGACTCAGAATCCTCTGGTATAGCAACGCACCTTGGGCAGCAACCGGATACGGTCAGCAAACCGCGCAAGTCATCCAAAGGCTCGCGAAAGAAAACCACCAAATAGCAATCCACGCAATGTACGGACTTGCGGGTTCGTCATCAACATGGAACGGATTCAAGGTCTACCCACAAGGACTTGCCGCATACAGCGACGATGTACTTGTTGCGCACACAACCGAATGGGCAAGTCAAGATCTGTCGACGCCGACTTTGATGATGACATTGTTTGATGTGTGGGTGTTGAAATCTGAGTCGTTGAAAGATTGGAAGAACATCGCGTCGTGGGTTCCGATTGATCATCAGCCGACACCGCCAGAGGTGTTGCAATGGTGCGCGCGTCCAAATGTGAGACCGATCGCGATGTCGAAGTTTGGTTCACGCATGTTGGATGTTGCAGGAGTTCAGCATCTGTATGTTCCTCACGCAATCGAATCTGTGTTCCAACCAACCGAGTTGGTTGCTTTGCAGAACGGTGGGAAGATGACTGGTCGAGAGTTCATGGGTTGGGAAGAAGACAGATTCGTTGTGTCAATGGTTGCGACGAACAAAGGTTCACAGCCTGCTCGGAAGGCTTGGGCTGAGAACATTCTTGCGTTCTCAATCTTTGCCAAAGATCATCCTGATGCGGTGCTGTACTTGTACACCGAGCCTGATGGTGCGATGTCTGGTATCAGTCTGCCGGCGTTGTTGGATGCGGTCGGAGTAACGAAAGACAGATACAAGGTTGTCGACCAGTACGCCTATCGGCATGGGATCCCACAGAATGTGATGGCTGCGATGTACAC